GCTTGCTATTCCTTGTCCTGAGTTGTCTATTCTATTCATATTACAATTTTACCCTTAATTCGCTTCGCTGTTAATATCTTCTTCTATAGATGTTAACCAAAAAACCAACAAATATCTATCTCCTTCCTCTACTGCTAGTCCTCTGTGCATGTGTGTGTAACTAGGAAATATTAGTCCGCTACCTGTAGGTAATGGCTCTATAACTCCTTTATTTAAAAATTCTGTGCCTCCGCCCTTGTAATCTCCTGTGTTTAAAGGGACTACAATACTAACATCTGAACTGGCGTCATGGTGCCAAGCTCCTTGTTTTTTATTTTTTAAGTTGTAGTTAGCTATCTGTATATTGCCGCCTGTAACATGACGATTCCATATACTTAGTAAGATTGGATTAATAAGTGAATTAACTACGTGCATCAATGAATCGTAGAGTTCTGGGCATTTTTCACTAAGAACTATCTCTGGTATCTGTCTTAGTTCATCTTCTTCTGGATTAGGTGCAAATGAAAAAGATTTTGTCATATTATCTATTTCATCTAAAAGTATTGTGCAAAACTTTTCTGAAAACAAAGGAACTGTATAAACATCTTGTAAAGGTTGCTTGACAATATCTTGTAATGGCAATTCTTCTGGATCGCCTAAACCTTGGCTTTTGTAAAATTTAATTATATTTGGAAGTGATGCTTTTGCTTTCTCTAAAGTATCTTGGTCAACAAACCAATCAGAAGGAAATCCAAGCAACAAGTTTTTTAACTTGTATTCCTCTTGTTCTGTTACTTGTTTTGCCAACATATAAAAATATCCTAAAATCTAGGTTACTGTTACATTTACTGCTATATTGCCCTTTGTTATAACAGAAACAGCACCTAAAGAAGCTGTAGCTTTAAAACCATTATTGGGTGTATTAGGAGTATGTAACTGAGTCCAGCTGTTTCCTATGTAAACTTGCAACACGCCTTGAGAAGTATTCCAAATTACATCACCTTCTAAAAAGTTTAATTGCGCAATCTCTGTTTCGTTGAACTGCGGCGTTCGATTTGGATCAAACTGTCCTAAGTTTAACTCAAGAATCCTAACTAATCTATTAAAAATTTCAGCAGACATCTCCCCTTGAGCAAGCGGAAGGCTAGTTTCAAGTAATTTTGCCATTATCTTCTGCCGTCTGGTTTAATATCTAACCTAGTAGCTCCAAGTCTCCATCCCACATTATCATTACCATCTGAATCGTCATCTGACTCTACTCTAAATACAGCTTGACGACTTCTTGCTCTAAGACTAACTTGCCCAGTTGATGATCCTACAGAGGATGTAGAGCTAGTTGACAAAGATTCTCCAGGATTGTTTCTAGTTTTTATAACAAGATTTACTTTACCTGAATCTGAATTAGCTAAGAATTTTAAATCTGGAAACATTCTTTGTATGTAAGCAAACTGCTCTCCTTCGCCTACTTCAAAATCTGAACTTTCTATAAATACGTTAGTCATAGGGTTGCCATCATCGTTAAACCCATCTTCTTGTTCAAACAAGTAACCGTTATAAGTAGCTCTAGGATAGTCTTCAATACCACTATCTAACCAGGCGTATCTTTCTAATTGTCCGTAATACCAAACATTATCTTCGTAGTTATAGATAACATATCTATCTATTTCGGTTGCGCTTGAAGAGCAATAAAACCAACCTACCTCAGATTTTTCAGTAATGGTGAAAGCATGTACTTTAAAGGATTGTTCGTAATTTATGTCTCCAAATACATAATTATGAACATTGCAAGGTAATTTTTGTACGCTACCTGTATAAGAATAAAAATTAGTTGAAGACATCCAATAAATAGCTTGTGCTGAAGTAACAGCAGCTTTAGGTCCTATAAGTCCAGTTCCCTCATTAATAAGATTAACTGCAAATGTAAAAGGTGGTCCAACAAATTGCATGCTGTATAAAGCAGTATCAGTCCAAATAAGTATTTCTTGTCTCGATTTAACTGCTCCAATAATAGAAGAACCAGAAGATAACCTTAAATCTCCAGCAGTATTCGTAATTAATGGTTGAAACTCTAAATCATTTTCTTGGTCACTAAAAGATATAAGCATAGGATCTATAGTTCCTGTTCTTGCTCCATCTGATATTGGATCTGATCCTAGTACAATTAAATGTCTGTCTTTTTCGGAAGTAATAACTTGTAAGCCTACTGTTGGGACTAAATTGGCTCCAGAAATAGCTGAAAGATTTAAAGCTCTTGTTTCTAAGCCATTATTTTCTACCCATCTATAAACACCGCCAGCCCTAGGATTTATTATAAGGTTTTCACCAAAATGGTCATGTGTCCAAAGTCTTAGTTGGTTAGTAGCAGATAATGCTGTAGTAGAGCCGAAAGTACCTTCTCCCCAAGTTCCAGAACTCCATCCAGTACCCGTTATATATACATCCAAACCTACATTTATTTGATAAACTCCATCTACTGCGGAGCCTCCGTTACCAGAATCAGAGCTGTTGGCTGTAACAACACTACCGCTGGTATCTTTTGCAACAAATGTATAGGTGTTGGTTGTAATAGAAGTAATTTGATACTCTTGGTTTAAAACATCGGCTGTTATTAAACCGCCTAAACTTACAGCGTCTGAGAAAGTAACAAAATCATTTAATACTGCACCATGAGCATTATCAGTAGCTGTTATAATAGAGCTGCCATTAGTAGCAGAAAAAGTAACGCCATTAGTCGTAGTCTTTCGTATGGGGGTAACATCTGAATAGCTATCTCCTTCTCTTATATAATATTTCCAAGTAGTTCCTAAACCTAGATATTTTGTACCTCCTAAAGAAGTCCAAGCGTGTAAAGCTCTACCAGTTCCTAAATAAGAATTTGAACCATCTTTAGACCAGCCTCCAAACTTTTCTGGTCTGCCTTTCCTAAAACGTACAAGATTTACATCAAACCAACCGCCTGTATTATCGTATTCGGTTCCTTCTCTGTTTATACCTGGATTAAATAAAATCTTGCTAAGAGGCATTTTTTATATATGCTCCCAGTCTTTACCTTCAAATAACAAAGCTTCAGCTTCTCTACGTCTTATAAGTCCTTGTAAAACTTTACCACCTGCTTTGTTCCAACGTTTAATTTGATTAGGAATATCCTCCCAATCTTTGTTGTTAATTTTCTGCAATAAAGTTGAAGAATTAAGGTTTGATGGCCCAAGATTAAATACCCAAGCAACTAACGCATCAAATTCATTTTGTTTAAGATCTGTTTTAACCATATCATTTATATAACCTTCATACTCTTTCATTTCGTGAATTAGTAAATCTTCTGCTTCTTGTGTTGTTATGCACATTCCACCAAAAACTGGCTTTCCTTCATATTTTGTAGAGCCATATCCAATTGTCCAAACTCCTGCTGCACATTTATAACTTACTGCATGTCCATTTTCTACTGGACAACCTTCAAACTTTTTTATAAGTGATAAACCTTCTTGTGAAATTTTCATGTTAGTAATCTCCCCATACTTTAACTTTTTTACCACCTTCGTAGGCAACTGCGTGCCCTTCATCAATAAGTATTTGACAAATATCTTCGCCATCTTCTGTATAAGGGATGCCCAATATCCTGCCATACTTACCTTTTCCAAGTGATTTTATTTTAAAGTTACCTTTGCAAAGTTCTTTTAGTCTTTCTTTTGCAGCAAGCCCTAGTTTTTTTTCTGCTAGATCTCTTGTGCGTGACTCTGGTGTGTCAATGCCTGCTAATCTAACTCTTTGTTTATGTAGCTTAACGTCAAAACCTAAATCTAGAATACAATCAAAGGTATCGCCATCAACAATTCTATCTAATGTCGCGTTGTAAACAAAAGCATCTGGTGCGTTTGCCATTTATTTCTCCTTTGCTTTACCTATATTTAAAGCCAACATATCAATAAATTTGTATAGTTTGCCAACCCAAACGTCGTCTTTAGGTGTAGAAGTAGATGCTGCAATTAAGCTTGAAACAGTTACTATTGTTGTAATCCAAACTACTATATTAGTTAAAAAATCCATATTTTTCTCCTTTGTAAAAATTAATGGTCTATTGATTTTAGCAGATTATTCGTCTGGTTTGTCAATTGTTACCTTTCTATAGTAAACAACTACTTCTTTAAGTTCATTTATGTAACGTTTTAACTCTTGCATGTTATAAGACATAAGCTCGTAATCTGGAATAGACATGGCTACAAATACTAATTGGCCTTGATCTTTTTCTACTCTTTCTAAAAACTCTTCAATGTTTTTATCAGATACTACATACCAATAGGGTTCCTTAAGATCTATCTCTCTAGGCATTATAGGTTGAACTATAGTTCTTTCTACAGGCTTGGCTAAAACTTCTATTTGTTTAGTCGGAATCAGGCTGCAACTGCAGGCCATCATCAAGATTATCAATGTTGCGACTGTCTTCTTCAATGCTATCAAATACATTTTTTGTTCCTTTGTTTACCCTGGGTTCAATAAGTCCAGGCTTAGCTGCTGCTAATTTAGTTAAATCGTGCCTCTTAAATATGTCAAGGTACCTTGTCATCTCTTGTTGTATTTCTTGATTACGGCCTTGAAGCTCTAACAAGCTAGTAGCTTGCAAAGCAAAATCTTTTTGTATGGTAGCAATAGTTTCTTTTTGTGTTTCTACGGCACCTTCCAAAACTTTATTATTAGTTTTAAGAGTAACATTTTCATTGTAAAGCCAATAAGAACTAAGTCCTAAAACCAATATAATACCTATTAATATTTGCTGCATTATAATTCCTCAATGATGTAATTAAGTCCACCAGAGCTACGATACTCTATCTCCCTGCCTTCTTCGTTGCGAAATTTTAAGTGGTTTTCTTTTTGGACTATAATTTTTTTTGTAATGTGGATGGTGTCATCTGAATCACCGTACTCTTTATTAAAAGATACAGTAATTTGATATCTACTTTTAAATTTATTCCATATCCATTTAAAGATTAATAACAGGACATTTTTAAATTTACTCATTTTAATTCCAAGTATAGACTTTAAGAGCTTTTGCCTTTCCTTTAACTTTTAAGTCTTCTAAAGATTTTAACTTAAAACTACAACTTTTGGCAGTCTCATGTCCTATAAGAAAATCAACACCTGCTTCTTTAGTTCCAGACTCAAGACGTGCTGCTACATTTACGCAGTCACCAATCGCCGTATAATCAAATCTAGTATCTGAACCCATATTGCCTATAACTGCAAAACCTGTGTTTACTCCCACGCCTATTTCTATACCTAAACCAGATAGCTTTACTTCATCTTGTATTTCTTTAGCGCAAAGAATTGCAGCGTCTTCGTGATTATCTAAGTCTATAGGAGCATTAAATATGGCCATCATTGCATCGCCAATATATTTATCTACCATTCCCTCATATTTTTTTACAGCGTTAGCTTGAATAGTTAGAGCTTTATTCATAATCTCTGTTACTTTTTCTGGTTCTAGCTTTTCTGACAAAGAAGTAAAACCTCTAACATCTGTAAATAGAAATGTGCATCTTTTTTTTTCGCCACCAAGTTTTAATAACTCAGGATTGTTTTGTAATTGTTTAACTTGCCTTGGATCAAGATAATGTTCAAATTGTTTTTTGATTAATTGGCGTAATTTAAACTGTTTTCTGAAATTTAGATAAAAAGCAATGGCCCCAGTTATGAATTGTGAGATAAAAGTCCATGAAAAGTCTATTAAATAACCTTTTTGAATGCTAAAAACTCCTGTAAAGCCCGTAGTGAAGAGCAAAATTATAGCTATACTTACCCCCTTAGTAACGCCAAGATAATTAATTACCAGCCACGTCAGAGTGACGAATATTCCAAAAATTAAAATTTCTAAAGCTATTGCAAAATCTGGTATATGTGGAGAATTTTCTATAAGAATTGACTCAGATAATGCTGCTTGAATCTTATGAGGTTCTAATAATCCAGATGGAGTTGCAATCTGTGGCATGATTCCATTTGCAGTAACACCAATAAATACAAATTTACCTGCTACATCCATTTCTTCTAAAGTTGTTTGTGGTGTATCAACCCAACTTATCCACTTGCGGCCATAATTATCTACAGGTATTGGAGCTAAACCCTTTATCACTATTTCTTCTAATCCATTATCATTAGTTTTTATAATGTATGTATTAGATCCTGCAAGTATTTTTAACACCTGAGTTCCAAATGCAGGAGCCCAGCCTTCAGGCGTCTTCATTAGTAATGGTATTCTTCTAACCAAGTTATCTATATCAACTGGTGCAGATGCAATTCCTTGCGTAGCTTCTGCTTTTAATACATCTATATTCTCAACAATACCTGGTGACATATATCCACCTACATCATCTCCAAGTATGACAGTTCCTGTAGTTGGCGGATAAGAGCCACTAGGACTTTCAAACATAGCTAAAACACTTGGACCAAGCTCAAGAGCTGTTGCAAAGAACTTATCGCCGCCAAACCTATCTGGCTCACTAAAAGATACTACCCAGCCAACACCTATAGCACCTTCAGCCAGAATATCTAGTTGTATCTGCGCTAAGTCTTTTCTAGGAAATGGCCATCCTCCTCTTTTGCGGACATCATCTTCTGTAATATTAAGAGTAGTAAAGTAACCAGATGGTTCTTGTTCTGCAACGTAAGCATCAAATATCTTTAGTTTAAGTATTTCGGTTGGCGTGCTTTGAAATACCAAGGGTAAACTTAATAATAGTAATAAAGGGATTATTAACTTATTTAACATGGGTTTAAGTTTTGTCCTGTTACATGATGATAATTAGGCAGAGTTTTACATGCTGTATTATACATATATAAATTTTTTAATATTACACCCACAAGTACCCAGTTAACTAACACAACTTGACTATCTTCTAAGTTAGCTCCAATAATAGAGGTTGTAATAGATTTTTGTAATAAAAATTCTGCAGCACTAGGTTTGTCTGGTAATAAAAAATTAGCTTCTTTTATATTTGGATGATTTTTAGTCATATAATATGAAGATGTCACATCTACAGCATTAAGAATATAATAAATTGTTAATGTTTTTTTACTTGGTTCTTTTTTTATATCTATAAATCTAAGACGTTTGTTTATTGAGTCTTGTATTAATAAAGAGTCTTTTTTTATTTGTACGTAGTTAAAATCTGTTTCTGGTAAAGTTAAGTCTAATTCAGCTTGTAACTGTAAACATGTAAAAAGTAATATTAAATATTTCATTATTCACTCTGCGTTATGGTTATATTAGAATCGCCGCCACCGTTAATCTTAACAACATTAGATACACCATCTTGAATAATAATAAGTGTATAAGAGCCATTACCATTAAGATCTAGTCTAACTGAATCATTTACCTTTCTTCTAAGGCTTATTACATCTCCTGCGACTAAAGTAGTTATTTGTGTATCGGTATCTTGTCCTATTCTAGTACCTGTTAAATTAATACCACCTGCGTCTGCTAAGACATCCTCATCTTCTCCTACAGCTAAAGAATCTAAAACATTAAGCAGGTCTTCTAAAAAGTTAGTATCTAGGTAATTAATATCAAGCTCGGTAAACTCTAGTTCATCCTCGCCTAAAAAATCTTCATCAAGATAGTCTATATCAAGATCATTAAAATCCAGTATGTTTGCTTTAGCATTTTGTGATACTTCTTCTGTAAGATTTATTTCTTTTTTAGGAGGTGTAACAATAAGCATGTTATCTATGATGTCTAAAGTTAAATCTAAGATGACTGGTTTACTAGGAACAGACTCAAAGACGCTTACTGTTGTAGCTTCAAAAGGTTTATTAAGTATGACACTTCCCATAGCTGTAACTACTTCTATTTCACCACTAGATAAACCATAAGCATCTGGCAATAAAATTATTAAGGATTTACCAAGCTCGTCTACTGTGGCTGTAAAATCTGTACCTCTTATGGCTATGTTAGCTGTAGGGGTTTTAAGTGATATGTTTTGTTTGTCTATTCTTCCTAAATTACCTGTAATAAACCTAGCGGTACCAAGTCCAAAGGTAAGGGCCATTTTTGCTTTGCTTGGGTCAGGATCATAGATGTACTCATCTATAGTTAGTTGTGAGTGTTCGGTTAGTTTTACTGTTGAGTCATCAAGAAATGTAATAGCCATGCGGCCATTGGTAGTAACAGCTTCATCATTACTCTGGATTGCAAAATCTACTTCTGCAATAAATGGCTCGTCTCTTACAATTTGCGCTGAACCATTTAGTTCAGATATGCCACCAATATCAACAGCTAGTGCTGGTTCCTTGATCGTTTTGGATAATGCAAACTGTGGAAGCAGCATTGCCACCAACACTAAT